ACCGTCAAATCGTTAGCGGCGCCTGCGCGCCCGAGGTCTGCTATGAAAACGACAACCGGCGAACACGTCACGAACCTCGAGCACAAGCGCGCCGCGCACGTCGGACGCATGACCGAGATCATGGAAACCGCCGCGGCCGACGCCGCGACGCTCACCGACGAGGCCGCGACCGAACACGACGAGCTCGGCCTCCAGGTGAAACAGATCGACGCGGATCTCGTGCGCTGGCGCGAGCTCGACAAGATGCAAGTCGCCGCGGCCGTGCCCGTGCCCGAGACGCCGAAGGGCGGCGGCCTGTTTATCGCCAACCCGCGCCCGGTGATTTCAGTCAAGGCGAACGTCGAGCCCGGGACCGGATTCATCCGGTACTGCCAGGCGCTCGCGGCCTCGAGGGGCAACGCGATGCAGGCCGTCGAGTACGCCAAACGCTGGCACGACTCGACGCCCGAGGTCGAGCTCGTGCTCAAGGCGGCCGTCGCCGCCGGCACGACGACCGACGCGACCTGGGCCGGGCCGCTCGCGCCGATCAAGCCGCTCACCGACGAATTCATCGCCTACCTGCGACCGGCCACGATCCTCGGCAAGATTCCGACGTTTCTCAAAGTGCCGTTCAACGTCTCGATCGCGGCGCAGACCGGCGGCGGGACGTACGGCTGGGTCGGCCAGGGCGCGCCGAAACCCGTCGGGAAACTCGCCTTTGCGACCGTGACCCTCGGGATCACCAAGTGCGCCGGGATCATCGTGATCACCGAGGAGCTCGCGCGCAATTCGTCGCCCGACGCGGAATCGGTGATCCGGCGCGATATGGTCGCCGGGATCGCGCAATTCCTCGATCAGCAATTCATTGACCCGGCCGCCGCGGCCGTCGCCGGCGTCGCGCCGGGCTCGGTGACGAACGGCGTCACGCCGATCACGACCGCCGGCTCGACGCCCGCGAACGCGCGCACCGACATTCAGGCGATGGCGAACGCCATGACGGCGCTCAACATCTCGACGGCCGGCGCCTATCTGATCCTCTCGGAATCGAACGCGCTGGCGCTGACGAACGCGCTCAACCCGCTCGGTCAGCAACTATTCCCGGGCATGGGCCAGCAAGGCGGCACGATCATGGGCTACCAGGCCGTCGCCTCACAGGCCGCCGGCACGACGGTTGCGCTGATCAAACCGGATCAAATCCTCTACGCCGACGACGGCGGCGTGACGATCGACGTCTCGCGCGAGGCCTCGCTCCAAATGGACTCGGCGCCGATGGCCGTGCCCGATGCGACGGTTGTCCTGACGAGCCTCTGGCAAATGAATTATGTCGGGTTGAGAGCCGAGAGATTTGTCAATTGGAAAAAAGCGCGGACGGGCGTCGTGCAGTACACCGTCGCGACGTATGCCGCCTAAACGTATGACCGTCCTGCGGGACGGGTATTTCGACGGCGCGTACCGGCGGCCGGGCGATGTGATCGAGGTCGAGGAGGCCTGGATCGAGTCGCTCGAGCAGGCGCGGTTTGCAGAGGGGGAATCATGGCCGGCGACTCGCTCGACGTCACCGCTCGGATCTATCACACCGAAAACGGCGTCGCTCACGACGAAGGCGAAACCTACGCCGTAACCGATCGCGTCCTCGCCGAAACGCTCCGCGGGATCGGGTTCGTCTCGATCGAGGGCTGGACGGACGCGCCGCCGCCTGAGTCCCTACCGGCGACCGGCGCGACCGCCGGGACGCCCGGCACGTTTACGCCGGCGGGGTGCGTGATCCCGGCGACGCTCGCCGCCATGACGGGCCTGGCGGCGACGCCCGCGACGGCCTGGACGACTGGCGAGTCCGTCGTCCTCGGCGACGCGAGCGAGGCCTCCTGGGACGGGACCGCCTGGATCGCGGGGCCGGCCGCCTAGGCTATGGGAATCCTCGACGCGATGCGCGCGCGCCTCTCGCGGTCGAGTGCGGCCGCGACGCCGGCGGCGAGCGCCGGATCGGGCGCCTGGTACCCGATCGTCCACGAGCCGTATCCGGGCGCCTGGCAGAACAACGACGCGCTCGTCCTCGACACGCCGCTCAGCAATCCGACGGTGTTTCGGTGCATCTCCCTCATTAGTGGCGATATCGCGAAAACGCCGCTCAACCTCGTCGCGCTCGACGACGACGGGATCTGGACCGAGACGACGTCGCCGGCCTTTTCGCCCGTCCTCACCAAACCGAACCGCTACCAGACGATCGGGCAATTTCTCGAGCAGTGGACGATCTCGAAATTGCTCTATGGGAACACCTATGTCCTGAAGGATCGGGATCTGCGCGGCGTCGTCGTCGCGTTGTACGTGCTCGATCCGCGCATGGTCAAGCCGCTCGTCGCGCCCGACGGCGCCGTGTTCTATCAACTCTCGCCGAACCTCCTGGCCGGCCTGCCGAACGGCGAGCTCGGCGTCCCGGCGCGGGAGATGATCCACGATCGCTGGAATTGCGCCTATCACCCGCTCGTCGGGATCTCGCCGCTCTATGCCTGCGGCGCGCAGGCGAACCTCGCGAACCTGATCGGCAACTCGCAGATTAATTTTTTCACCGCCGGCGGCCGGCCCTCGGGCCTCCTCGTCGCGCCGACCGAGATCGACGAGAAAACCGCGAAGCGCCTCAGCGAAACCTGGCACGGCCTCGGGCCCGGCAAGACCGCCGTCGTCGGCTACGGCATGAAGTACCAGGATATCGGGACGAGCGCGGTCGACTCGCAACTCACGACGCAATCCGATCAGGCGACGGCGATGATCGCCGGCTGTTTCGGCGTCCCGATCTCGTACGTCGACTCGAGCAAGCAACCGCCCTACGCGAATAGCGAGGCGACGCAGTTGCAGTATCAGAGTCAGTGCTTGCAGGTGCATATGACGGCGCTCGAGTGCGCCCTCGACGAAGGCCTCGAGCTGCCGGCGCCCTACGGGACCGAATTTGATATCGACGCCTTGATCTGGATGGATACGGCGACGCGCACCAAGGCCGCGCACGATACGATCATGGCCGGCGTGTTGTCGCCGAACGAGGCCCGGCTCAAGTACTTCGGCCTCGGGCCCGTCGACGGCGGCGAGACGCCGTACCTCCAACAACAAATGTATAGCCTGGCGGCGCTCGCGGGCCGGGATCCCGCGGCGCCGAACGCCATGTCGGCGCCTGCGGCCCCTGCGCCGTCGCCCGAGCCCGCGGCGTCGCCAGATCCGACCGAGCAACAAGTCGCCGCCGCGATCGGCGAGCTCGCCGAGGCCTGAACAATGGCGCCCTTAGATTTTTCCCGCGTCACCCTCGCCGGCCCGCTCTGGACCGTCGACGAGGTGAAACCGCATTTACGGATCCGCGATGCTGATCACGACGCCGATATCGGGCAAAAACTCGACGCCGCCGAGGAGGCGATCGTCGCGTATCTCAAGACCGCGGCCGATCCGACGTGGGATGCGGATACGGCGCCGCTCGCCGTCAAACATGCGGTCCTCATCCTGACGACGCATTTGTACGAACACCGCGGCGACGATATGGCGCCGAGCGCGTCGGGCTCGACGCCTGACGCCGATGTGTGGCAGGCGATCGCCCGCTTGCTCGCCATGTACCGGGATCCGACGCTCGCATGACCGCGATCGGCCAGTACCGCCACGTCGTGAGCCTCGAGAACCCCGGCGATCCCGCGCCCGACGGCGACGGCGGCTATACCGAAACCTTCGAGGCGCTCGATCCGGCCTTCTGGGATTGCGCGATTACGCCGGCCTCGCAACGCCTGAGAACGCTCGAGACGCTCGCCTCGTCGGCCGTCCTCGCCCAGGCGACGCACGTCCTCACCGGGCCCTATCACGCCGGGATCACGATCGAGACGCGGATCACGTTCAACGGGCGACGGTTCAATGTGATCAACGTCGCCAACCTCGAGGAGCGCGGGATCGAGACGCAACTGCTCGCCGTCGAGGTGCTCACCTAATGGCAAGCGTCACCTGGGATGGCCTCGACGACCTCGAGGAGGAGCTCGGCAAGCTGCCCGAGGATCTCGCGCAGGCCGGCGGCGCCCTGGCGACCGAGAGCGCCGAGCAGGCGGCCGTCGAGATCAAGGCGGCGTATCCCTATCGCGACGACGTGACGCATAAGGCGTACGCCGCGAGGGGCTGGGCGACGCATTTACGCGACGGCGTGATCGTGCGCGAGAAGCGTCTCGACTACGGCAAGGTCGTGTACCTGATGAACACGGCGCCCTATGCGTACGCCTATGAGAGCGGCCGGCGCAAGGGCAAGCACGGCACGACGCCGGCGCGGCCGACGTTTATCCCGATCCGCAACAAGTATCAACGCGGGTACATCGAGGCGATCGTCGCGCTGCTCGAGGAGCGCGGCCTCAGGACAAGCGGCAGTGCCGAAACCTGATACCTCGGCGATCGACGCCGCGCTCGTGAACGTGCTTTATCAGGACACGACGTTGAAAAGCCTCGTGCCCGACGGCGTGTACATGGACGAGGCGCCGCCGAACGCGCAACGGTTCGTGATCGTCGCCCTGGCCGACGCCGTCGATAACGCGACCTACGATGCCGGCCGGGCCTTCGAGGAGAAAACCTATACCGTCGTCGCGAAAATGCTCTCGACGGCCGGCGGCGATATCAAGGGCGCGGCGGCGCGGATCGACGTGCTCCTCGAGGACGCCGCGCTCACCGTCACCGGGTACGCCGACGTGCGGGCGCGCCGCGAGCGGCCGATCCGCGAGACGGACGTCGACACGGTCGATCCCTCGCTGCGCTGGTTTCACCGCGGCGGCGAGTACCGGGTACATGCAGCTATCACCTAAACGAGGGCCCGAACGATGAGTATCAAAACCGGCCGCTACGGCAAAGTCTCTTACGATCCGCTCGGCGGATCGGCGCTCGTTCAGATCATTTCGATCAACGCCTGGAAGGGCTCGTTTGCGACCGACTACGAGGACGTCTCGTGTTTCGGTGATACGAACAAGGTTTACATTCCCGGCCTCATGGACATCGGCGGATCGTTCTCGGGGTTCTGGAATTCGGCCGAGCTCACGCTATTCAAGGCGGCGATGCAACCGAGCCCGGGCGCCTTACAGTTGATGCCGAACACGACCGAGCCGAGTTTTTTCTGGTCGGGGCCCGCGTACATGTCGGCGGATATCGATTGTTCGATGAACGCGCCGAAAGTCACGGGCACGTTCAAGGCGGCCGGATCGTGGTCGGTACCGGGTCAGGTGATGGCCACCGGCGCCGGGCCGGGCACGGGCCTGGGCACGTTCACGCCGAGCGGCGCGACGCCGCCGCAAAACTTCGCCGCGCTCTCGACGGTCGTGGCGAACCCGGCGACGAACTGGACGACGGGTCAGTACATCCAACTCGGCGACGGCTCGCGCGCGAATTGGACCGGCTCGGCGTGGGCCGTCGGGGTACACGCCTAAGACCGTGTTCACCGAAGGGATCACCCTGCGCGGCCTCGAGGCGACGATCGTCTGGGGCTACCGCACGGCGGCCGTCTGCAAAGAGTGGACGGCCGCCAGAACACCAGGCGGCCTCTGGACGGTACGCGCCCAGGTCGCGCGGGCGGATCCCTTTTCACTGAAACAAGCGGGCCTCAAGTTTACGGCGCCGCGGATCGGCGGGCGGTTCTGCTGGCCCGTCGTCGCCGTCACCCTCACGGGATCCTCGCTCGCCGGGCAACTCGGCCCACCGGAGTCCTAACCTATGTCGCGCTTCGTCCGACCGGAAACCACGACGATCGCCCTGAGCGGCGGCGAGACCCTCACGATCCGCCGGCGCCTGAGCGCGGGCGAGGCCCGGGCCCGCACCGAACGCTGGACCGAGCAAGTCGAGGATCCGCTCACCGGCGGCGTGAAGCTCGTCCCGCGCCTCACGCGCGCCGGCCTCGCGACGATTACGGCGTACCTCCTCGACTGGTCGCTCACCGACGACGCCGGGCACCGCGTCGAGATCCAGGGAATCGCGCAGGCCGAGCTCGAGGCGATCGTCGACAACCTCGACGGCGACGCCTTCGCCGAGATCCGCCTGGCGATCGAGGCGCACGAGGAGGCCCTGCGCGCCGAGCGGGACGCGCAAAAAAAAACGGCTGGGCCGAGCGCGTCGTCGCCGACCTCAACATCGCCCGTCGCTGTGGCTGGCGCTATGAGTGGGTAACCGACCTCGACGCCGATGTGTACGCGATCCTCGTCGAGGAGCTCCTGAAGGAACAAGCGCAGGCCGAGGCCTAACCGATGCCGATTACCGGGAAATTCGAGGCCGATTTTTCGCAATTCTCAGACGCAACGCAAGAGGCGACGAGCGATCTCAAAACCTTTCAAGCCTCGGCGACGAGCGCGACGCAGGCCGTCTCCGACCTCGAAAAAACGACCGCGACGGCCGTCCCGCATACCTCGAGCCTCGCCGAGTCCTACTCGAAATTTGACGGGGCGCTGAACGCCGTCGGGATCCACATCGGCCCACAGATCAAAGCGGTCGAGGATCTCGGGGCTGTCGCCGGGAAAAGCGCCGGGCAAATCGGCCTCCTCGGGACCGCCGGCCTCGTCGTCGGCGCCGCGATGGCCGGCTGGGACGTCGGCCGCTGGATCGCCAAGATCACCGGCGCGGATCAAGCCGTCGTGAACCTCACCGACAAGCTCCTCGGGACGGGCCTGGCCGCGCAAACCGCCGGCGCCGAGCAGGACGCGATCGCGTTGGCCTTGCAACGAACCGGGATCCATGCGGCCAACGGCGCCGAGGCCCTCGCCCTGAATACCAAATGGGCGAAAGAGAACCAGGCCGCGGCGAAAGAGGCCGCGAAAGAACATAAGGCCTGGGCCGACGCCATGGTCGAGCTCAACGCGGCCGGGACCGGCTGGAAAGGTACGCTCATGACGATCGACGGGGAAACCGTCGAGGCGATCAAGTACTACCTGGCCGCCGGCGTCTCACAGGGCAAGCTCGCCGAGGCGTATGCGCTGACCGACGTGCAAGTGAAGGCCGTCGCCTCGTCGATGGCCGATCAGAAGAAAGCGACCGAGGACGCGACGAAGGCGGCCGACGAGGCGGCGCGGGCCGCCGAGCGCTATAGCCTCGCCTGGGAAAAGGCGCAGAAAGAGACGGCGCAACTGTGGGCGAAACAGGGCGAGGCCTTCGCCGACTACCAACGCAATACGGTGCAACTCGAGGATCAAACCGCGAAGGCGCGCCTCGATCACGATCTCACGTTTTGGAAAAGTCGCCTCGATCAAGGCCTGATCTCGACGAAGTTGTACGACGCCGAAGTTTCGGCGCTCAATCGGACCTACGCCGCCGAGCACGACGCCGCGCTCGCGAGCGAAACCGCCGCACGGATCGACAAGCTGCGCCAGGCGCAAGAGGGCGAGATCGCCGTCGTCGCCGAACGCTACGGCA